AGATAGTTTCGTGCTCTTGTGATAAGAGATTCGTTGAAAAGGAAGGAGAATTTTGAATCGATGCCGTACTTAGACATTACTGATTGTAAATCTAAGCAGGATTTAACGTACAGGCCGTGGGCCATGCCGCCGTACATTGGTGTTGCTACAAATAATTTATTTTGTTTTAGATCTTCAAGTTTAACTTTGATTTCCATAATGTACCCATAAAATGAAAAAGAGGAATCGACATTATTATTTATCGATTCCTCTTTGCTTTTCCTAAACTATTTTAGGCAAAAGCACGCTCACCTTGTGAACGAATTGCGGCGATGCCTTCAGCGACCATGCGCTTTGTCGGGCTGCCAAGGCGATAGAAAGAAACTTTGTCGCCGTTTGCATTGACACGGCTGTTCAGGTAAATTGCATGACCTTCGTTACGCAGGTCATTGATGACTGCGGAAGGATTAGCAACACCGAAAAGGCTCTGCATCTTGGTTGCGGTAAGTGTGTTGTAGGCGCTGTCTTTGGAAAGATAGGCGAGGACTTTGGACTTAACTGACATTATATAAAACTCCATTAAAAAGGTCTCAACAAGGTAAAAATGTATTGAGCGGAGACCGTTCACTCAATAAACATATAGTATCATAGGATGCGCTACTTGTCAAGAGATTTGTAGGCAAAGAAATAAAAAAGAACCGTTGTTGCCAACGGTTCAAGTGCCGAACCATTAGAAAGGCGATGCTGCATCAGCTTCAGGTTTGACTTCTTCTGCCACAGGATCTGGTTGAGGTGCCAGAATATCATCGGCAGAAGCTCCTGCGTCATCATCAAAGCGATTCAAACACAAAGTAATTGCCTTCATCTTGTCACCAAAGATGCCGTATGTTTCAACGATATGCACAAGGCGGCGAGTAGAAATCACTTCATCACAACCACCATCAGCAAATGTTTTACGAATTACATCAGCCCAAGTAACAAGTTTTTCGGCGAAATCATCGTCAGCTTTACCAACAGATGCCAATTCTTTCTCAATAATTTTACGCTCAGTTTTTACTGGCGGAAACTCCTGTTCCATCGTGGTACGAAAACGCTCAAGAAATGCTTCGTTAAGAACATTGGTGAACATATAGCGACCGTCATCTGAACCTTTACCTTTTGTGTTAGCAGTAGCAAACACGGTGAAGCCGGGTGCAGGTGAAATCAATTCGCCTTTCTTCTTCAGCATAAACGGCTTGCCTTCTAGCACCCGTTGCAAAGAGGAAAGATTCTGAGCACCATAATCAATCTCATCAATACACAGAACGGCACCTTGTCGTGCAGCAGTAGTCACAGGACCATCACGCCATTCCATATTACCATCAATCAACACATAGTTACCAAGCAAATCACTTTCATCGGTTTCAGGTGTCATTGATACGCAAACAAACTTGCGTTTTGCCTTAGCACAGGCTTGTTCAATTGACATGGTCTTACCGTTACCAGAATGACCAGAAATAAAAACAGGAAAGAACCGCATTGATGAAACAATTGACAATACATCTTCAAAGTTACCAAATGGCACATAATTTTTGTATGTGGTAGGCACCAGATTTGTTTCATCTAGGTCGGTCGTAACATTACTGATACGATGATTTGATTTTTCAACAGGTTTAGCCATAGGAATCACTTGTGCTTGTAGAGCAGGCATTGTATTTACATTGGCACCAGGCACAAGGTATTGACCACGACCAACTTTATTTGATTCTTCTTTAGTGAAGAATTGGGTTGATTTAAGACCTAGCTTGGTAGCAATAACTTTGATTTCAGATTTACTGATTGTTTGTTTGCCAGTAGCAACAAGGGCATCAACAAACTTTTGTTTCATTTCGGCACGACTAGACATTATGTAGAACTCCTATCAAAGAAAAATAATTATATCAAATAAACCACAATTTATGCGGCAATACCTTGGATAAACCGAGATACTAACACACGATTTACTGCCCGCTTTTTATTGTATTTGGCAAAGGCCGATGCCAATTTACGAGCAGAAAATTTGCCTTCTACTTCAATACCGTTTTCATCATCTGTGGTCAATTCTTCACCACCAGAAATAAGGAAGAAACTTTCATAACCAGGTGTTTTACTTACCACAAATTTTTCATCTTTAAACTCTTTCAATAATTTTTTGTAGTAATCGTTTGCAGCTTCATGGCCAATTTCTCCTTGAATATGCCAGAATGTTTTACCTTCACTATTGATATACCGATTTCTCATGGCGTGTTTTGCTTCACCACGACCAGCAACAATAAAGAAACCAAAAATACGAGCACCGGTTGCTTTGTTAAACCATTTCATAATGTTAACCGGTATGCTTTCATACCAACCGCCTTCATATGCATTAAGTTTGGCTTCAAATTTAATTTGACGGTCACGCATTACGAAAACACGATTGTTGTCATAATAGGATATAGTTTTGCTTTTCTCCATTAAATTGGTTTCACGATTTATTTTTTCACCGGTAGTCCAATAGTGATTCAAACCGTCAGCATCACCATCATGCACAATAACCAGGCTACAAATATCCAAATTATGATTGCGTTTAAAATCTTTCATAATCTCAGCACTTGCTACAATCGCCTGAACCATTGGTGTATTATTCAATTGTTCAGATTCAGGTCTTGGTGCCCAGCGATAATTGGTCTCTTTGTAAGAATTCATAAGCAGACACATATTTTTTAGTGCTGCGGTAAATTCAACATTTGACATTTTAGAATTAAGGTATTCACGCAAATGAACATTATCAAATCTCATTTCACCAACATTTTGCGAAAATGAAAGATGTTTGTCTGTATGCCCATATTCACCTTTAAACTCTCTTGTTGTTTCACCCCATTCAGTAGTTTTGTGACCAAGATCCATGCCACGAACATTTGGTGATTCTGTGAAACCATATACAGTAAATGGAATGTTCACTTTGCGGCAGAACATTGACAACACAAGAATCTGTTCAATAGAACCAGGCATATTCTTTGACATAGAACCCGAGCGGTCAAGTAACAATACAAGACCATGGCTCTTGCCTTTTGGCACCATCATCACTTTACGGAAAATGTTGTCATCAAATTTGTATGTTGACAGTTTATTGATATCAATATCACCGGTATCAGACAGTTTAGATTTACTAAAGGCCTTGGCAGCTTTACGCATTTCAAATTCTTTAGCAAGCAAACTTACATACCGCTCATTACGGCGTTTAAATTCATTGAGTAGTTCGGTGCCTTTGCCTGCTTCAATAACTTTCTCTCGCACAAACCTATCATATGATTTTGTCATCAACTCCTGCACTCGCTTGGCAGGTGTAATAATGTTTTGTAAATTTGGTTTAGGAATATCCACATAAACAAATTCTTTACACTTGTCATCTAGCAATTGTGTTTCATTACGGCGATAGTTTTCATCCGTTTCACAAGTAGGATCAAATTGGTCTTTATCGCCAGGGTGTGATTCTTTTTCATGTTGAATAGATTTGCCAGATTCCATTTCTGTATCTGATTTTTCTCCATCACTTCCTTGGCTGCGTTGTGATTGTGTTTCGCCTTCTTCAAATTCATCGTCATCGGCTTCACCTTCGCCGCTACCATTTACATCGTCTTGGTCATCGTCAAAGTCATCATCTTCACCTTCATAATCTTCTTCATCATATTCGCCAGCTTCATCTTCGGCCATTTGCTTCATCATTTCATCATAATACTGAAGCGCCATTTCATGCTGTTCATCTTTTGAGTAGGTGTAGATTTTATTAGTGATACGAATCACATCATCCCAAGTTTCAGCTGCCTGAACTTCTTTCACCAACAATTCTTCTTTAGCTGAGAACCGAATCCACATGGCAGTCCATTGTGACTTGCTAAAAAGATTCAGGCGGTCAATAAACGGCATTTCGTTTACATCACGACCTTTAATGCCAAAGAAATCACGCAGGTTTAATTCTTGATATGCCAGTTTAAAGCTGGTATTCAAACCAGGATATTTGCGCTTAACTTTTTTCTCAATACGGGCATCTTCAACGACATTCAAAAAGTTTTTGTAATTTTTGTTTTTGTCGTTGTCGCTGACTGCATCATGCCAACCTTCAGCAGGTGTATACAGAGCATGACCGACTTCGTGGCCAACCAACAGGTCATAGATAATGCCTGTCATATTTTGCCAGATAGGCAAATAGAGAATACGATTTTTGGTATCAAATTTAGCAGTAGAAATTTTCTGGTGCTGAACCGTAAGATTTTCGGTTGCCAGTAATTTCGCTAATTGGGATTTTTGTTCGGCAGTAAAAGACATAATACCCTCATTCATTATTATTTAACCATTATATCACCACTTGATAGGTTTGTCAACCACTTTGTTGCTTTTTTACAACACTATCTGGTGCATATCTGGTCTATGTTAGTGACCACTTACTTACAATGGATGGAGCGGTTAACAGGAGTTAAACCTGTCTACCTACGGGGGTAGGCTGTCTCGGACTCACCGCATGAAAGGATATTATACGCTAATTATCGGCCAACTTGTGGCAAGTAACGAGCTTTTGTTTCTTCCCATGACATTATTGCCAAATCATCATAGAAAAGAGTTTCGGAAGATACTCGGCCTTTT